GTTGAAGAAAAGTTTCCGTACATGTCTAGTTACAATGACATCTCACTGACATTTATTGTTGGTGATGATATGCTTGAAAAAAAGATATTCGAATCTTGGTTGAACTACATTCATCCAACGGCTACATTCAACTTCAAGTATAAAGATGAATATGCAAGAGACATGAGAATAACACAGTATGATTTGAAGAAAAACATTTCTTATCAAGTTGGATTGAAAAATGCTTATCCGATTGCTGTAAATCCACTTTCATTAGATTGGGGTTCAGACGGTTATCATAAACTGAATGTAACGTTTGTTTATGATTATTGGGAGAGTATAAGTGAAGAACAGGCAAAGAATAATAACGAAGAAATACAAAATCAAAAACAAGCTGTAATTGGTTTGACCAGGAATAGAATCGTTTTTAAGGGTGATTCCAATGTTAATCCATTAAATCCAAACGATGTTACATCATTTTAATATGAGGTTTTTAAACTATGCCATTACCAAAGATTGATACACCAATATATGATTTGACTTTACCATTGTCAAACAAAAAGATCCGTTTTCGACCGTTCATTGTTAAAGAACAAAAGAACTTGTTCATGGCTCTTGAATCAAATGACGATGAAGCAATTCAAGAGAATATCAAACAAGTTCTGAGAAATTGTACACTAACTGATGGTGTTGATATTGATGATCTACCTGTTGTCGATATCGAGTATTACTTTATCAACTTACGTGCAAAGTCTGTCGGCGAAATCGTTGAAAACAAATATCGTTGCGAGAACACCGTAGAAGAGAAAAAATGCAACAACATTATGGACATTTCTCTTAACTTGACAGACATTAAAATTGAAGGTGTCGTCAAGGGCAATGACATCATTCAGCTAACAGATAAGATTTCAATTAAACTAAAGTATCCAAAGTTCTCGATTCTCAAATCTATTCGTAACATGGACAAGATGACTGAAATTGCAATGCGTATGGTTGCAGAATCAATCGAGTACATTTATGACAGTGATCAATTTTACTATGCAAATGAAGTAAGCATTGAAGAGTTAGTTGAATTTGTTGAGTCGCTCAATCAGAAACAGTTTCAACAAATCGAAAAGTTCTTCCAAGAGATGCCTAAATTAGAGAAGAAAATCAAGATGACATGCAGAAAGTGTGGCTTCAAACACAGTCTTGATATTGAAGGGCTAGAGAATTTTTTCGTCTAACGTTTTGTCATGATACATTGCAAAATTACTACACAACTAATTTTGCACTGATGCAACATCATAAGTACAGCTTGACTGAATTGGAAACTATGATGCCATGGGAGAGAGACATTTACGTTTCTCTGTTGATTCGTTATATTGAAGAGGAAAATGAAAAGATAAAACAGCAGAACAATCAAAGAAAAAGTAAATGAATCCATATAAAGTCGGAATATTAAAAGACATAACAGCCGGTCTTCTAGTGTCGGGCGGTGGTTCTGGGCTTGAATCCGTGACACCGGATTTACCGACTTTCTCACAAATTACTGCGCTTTTTTCGCGCAGAAAATATGATGATTATTACGATGAAGACGATGAATTACATGAAAAAATTTATGATGAACAAGTAGAAAATATTGAAAAACTTGCAGAAGAAATACTGAAGACATTAATTGATATAGACGAGTTTAAAGAAAATAATTATCAGTACAGAAAAGCTTTGAATGATTATCATTCAATAGTTGCTGCAAGAAGACATAAAGAGATGATGAAAGTATTTGAAGACGCTATGAAAGGTAAACTTCGTTACACAGCACAACCTCTACAAATACCAAAAAGTGAAAAGTCTAATTTACCTTTATTGTTAGGTGGTACTGCACTCGGTGCAGTTGCATTTTTATTACCGGGCACAGCAAATGCAAGAAGAATCGAAGAAGAATTTGGCTTCGATGAAATGATAAAAGAAGTTGATGGTTTTGAATCTGAAGTAGAATTAGCAGAAAGAGATTTATCTTCTCTTGAAAAAGAAACTGATGCTTTACTAGCAGATTCTTTCAATACCGATTTAGATTCTCTAGAGAAAGAATTTGACACAGATGAAAAAGAAATCAGTGAAGGTATATCGAACACTGAAAATGAAATCAAAAAGCTTGAAGAAGAAACAAGTAAGATTAAATTAGAACCTGCAGAAGTACAAGCACCTCCTGAATTAACACGTGCGACTGATGACCTACAACAAGTAGAACAACAGGTACAACAACTTCAAAGAGATATTGATAAACAAGAAATTACACGTGTAGCTGAACCGGTTGTTACAGCATTACCGACAACAGATTTACCTGCTGTACCTGAAGAAGAGCGTGTCACACTACCAGTACCAGTAAGACCGGCGCCTCCTGCGCCTGTTCCTGTGCCTCCTGCAGTGACACCAGAGGTGAGACCGAGACCAGCAGCACCTGCTGCGGCTGCATTGCCTCCAGCAAGAGTCGAGACAGCGCCATCGGTCGTAACACCGCCTGCTCCTCCAACACCTGGACCTAGAGTAACTGCTCCAACTGTTAGTCCAAATGTGCCGGTTGCACCTCCAGCGACCACAACAACAGTCAGACCTCCAGTTCCGAGAGCCACTGCAACTGAAACTCGTGTATTGAGAGTCGAGGATATTAAAGAATTAATCGGTAAAACAGAAGGTGGTAAATTTAGCTACAATGCAGCAAACGTACCGGTATTACAAGAAAGAAACAAATACTCAGAGACTGAGAGAAGAGAGATTTATAATCAATTATTCAAAGAAGCAGAGATTGTTAAGGGTAACATCGATGTCACAACTGGTAAAAAATTTGATAAAAACATGTCTGAAATGACAATCGAAGAAGTTATCGATCTAGGTAATAGAAGAAGAGCGCATTATGCAAACTTCAAATATAAAGATAAACCAGTGAAATTAGCCATAACAACAGCATCTGGTAAATACGGTTTCATAGCCGCAGCTTTAGAAGACAATGGTTACAGATTATTCGGTGAAAACTGGAAAAAGGAAACATATAGTAGTGCTACACAAGAAGCATTACAAACTTTCCTACTTAAGACAAATATACTTAGAGCGGAGAAAGAAGAAGCTCCTGTGTCTACAGCATTTTTGTACATGAAACATTTCTTTGGTCCGAATTCAACAAAACCATTGCAAATATTGAATGCTAAAGACGATGATAGAATGAGTGATATAATGAGTAATTCTCAGAAAACATCTAATCCAAGACAAGCGAAGATGACAGTTAGAGAGTATAAAGACGACTTAATCAAAAAAGGTTTCTCTTTCGATATAATTGATACGAAAAAATTGATACCTGAAGAAGATAGACGAAAAATTGAAACTATAAAGCCAAGACCTGAAGTAAATAAAGTAACAGGTCAAAAAGTATCCGATGCATCGTCGTTCAATAGGGACCAAAAAATCACAGCAGCTTCACAAAAATTTGTTTATGTGTTGAATAATAGTACAACAATGATCAATAAAGTCGGTTCATCACAAAACACACCAAGACAAATCAATAACAATCCAGGATTAGCATAATGGAAGCACTTTCTAAAATATCAGATATAATTTCTCAACTGAAAAGAAAAAAAGAAGACGAAGAAGAAGAAATTGATATTTCCGATCTAGAAATTACTTTCATGAAGATTTTGAATGTATTGAAAACCGGTCTAGAAGATGAAAAAGCAAGATTTGCAAAAGAAAGAACATTTCAAGAAGAAAAAGAATATGAAGATGAATTGAAACACAAAGAGTTTCTAAGTGTGTTAAAGCAATTCGTTTCGATGCAACCGTCAGAAAAGATTGATGCTGTAGAAGAAGATAAATCATCTGGCATACTCAGTTTTTTCAAGAATCTAATAGAAACACTAAAAAACTTCTTCAAAGGTTTTCTCTTAACAAAACTACTGAAGATATTCGGTGTTCTTAAAAATGTATTCACCAAGACAATAGAAATTGTAGGCAAGTTAATCAAGAAAATTGGTCAACTAATGTTGAGAATTGTTGAATTGGGAAAGAAAATGCCATGGAGTAAAATATTCAAGAATTTGGGCAGGATATTGTTTAATCTTGTTCGTTTTGCTGGACCTATAGGTTTGTTAATAGGTGCAATTACCGGTCTTTCTTATTTGTTTGGTGAACTTGTCAAGAAAATACCTAATATGTCAGCTTTAGATTACAAACAAGCTGAAGGTTTATTAAAGGGAACAGACAAACAAATTGAAGAAGCATTAAAAGCACAACCTTTGTCATTACCAGAAAAATACATGAAAATGCCTGGTTCTGCTAGACAGAAGGTTCAAGCATTTGTAAATGATCAGAAGAAACTTAAATTAGAAGAACTAAGTAAGCGCGAAGGCACTGGCATTTCACTCACACCTGCTGAACAAAAAGAGCTAGATGAATTGAGAAGTTTTTCTGCACTACCAACAGGTCGAGAAGAGCCGGCGAAAGTACAACCTAGACCAGAATTTTCCGGTGTCGGCGCCGCATGGAATTCATGGAATCAAAGATATTTTAGATACTATGATCCGTCAACTGGACTCAAAAGAGAGAAACCAACTGATGAGCCTATACCAACGACGCAAGAAGAATTAATAAGAAGACGCACACAAGTACAGCAAACAGCAACACCTGTTCGTACTGATATATCTGCCGTAGAACTTAATCAGAAGAAAGAACAGACTGATCAAACTTCACAAATATTAACTGAAAGAATTAAAGAGTTAAATGCAAATAAGCAAAAACTAGTTCAATCTAAATCTAGTGCTAGAGGTGGTCGTGAAAGATATCAAATAGATCAAGAAATAAAAAAAGTTGATGATGAAATAGTTAAAGCACAAAAACAATTGCGTGATTTGCAAAGAGGAATAGCTCCACAAGTTTCAGTGATGCCACAAACAATCATACCTGAGGGTATTGTTTCGGCACAACCTGCACCAGTTGAAAGAGCACAACCAATGCCACTGACTGGTTTACCTGAAGAACTGACACAACCGACAACTTCTGCAACACCCGTACCTTTAAGTCAAGAACAAAATATACCTAGTACAAGCCCTGTAATGCCACAGTCTGCTGTGCAGGTACAAGAGCCAAACAGAACAACAAATCAGTTCAATACAGTGAATCAAGAGAATAGAATGCTTGAACTAGTAAGGACATTATCAACTAGTCAAATGAATGATGCTGATACCGTTATCAACAACATCGGTAAAACAGAAGTTATACCTGATATACCGTTATCTGTTGAAGCAAGTCAACGAGATGATACACATACATTATCAGTTGTTCTGTCGAGATATAAAAGAGCATACGTATAAAATATGAATACTTATATACCTTACACTTACTTAATAGGTTGGACCAAACACAATAAATGGTATTATGGCGTTAGGTATGCAAAAAATTGCAATACAAAAGATTTATGGACAAAATATTTTACAAGCTCAAAAATAGTTAAAAAGTTTAGATTAGAAAATGTAGAACCTGATATAATACAGATTAGAAAAACATTTAAGCATGATTTTGAGGCTAAAAAATGGGAAGATAATGTTTTAAGGAGAATGAAAGTTCATATAAATGAAAAATTTCTTAATATAAGAAAAGACACATTTAAAGGTGTTATAGTTACTGAAGAAATAAGGAGAAAAAATGGCGATGCACACAGAGGACAAATTCCTTGGAATAAAGGTATAAAAAGACCCGATTTAGCAGAAAAAATGCGTAAAATAAGACAAGAAAGAAAAGATTGGGGTACAATTAAGGGTTTAAATAATGAGTATAGAAAAGAAAATGGCCTACCCCTATTAAAGGGTAGGCCAAAAGGTTCTAAGGATCTAAAGAAAAGAAAACCCTATTGTAAAGGTAATCAATCCTGTTCGACTAACTTGGAAAAATAGCTCAAATCTGTATCATCGTCATCGTCTGACGTATCTGCAACAGGTGCAGCAGCAGGCTTAGCCTTAGGCTTAGCGACTGGCGCACTTGCTTGCTCTACTGCCGTGGTACGCATCTTCGGCGCAGCGCCGTCAACACCAAGAACACGATTCAGCTTTGCTTCAAGTTCAGCATAGCTCTTGAAGTTCTCCGGAGCAAGAAACTCCTTCAGAGAATGTTCTGACTTCCACACCTTTTCAAGTGCATCATCAGAGAGACCTTCAAGCACGCCAGGCGTAGCAAACTCAGACTTATCGTAGTTGCGGTAACCCTCAACGTTACGAATCTTAAGCTTGAAGTCAGCACCAGCCCACAGGTCGAACGGATTAACAGGCTTCTCGTCCGCGAATTGCGGGTTCATAGCCTCCTTGATCTTCTCGAAAATCTTCTTACCGTACTTGAAGAGAAAGACTTTACCTTCGTTCTGCGGGTTCTTCGGATCTTCAACCACATAGATATTCGAGATGTAAGAAAGACGGCGCTTTTGCTTACGTGCGATTTCCTTGTTGGCTTCGATGCCGGAAGTCCACAGTTGTGAGTTATACTCAGAGACTGGATCCTTATGACCAAGAGTGGTCAGAGAGTTTTCGATGTACCAACCATTTACGCCCTGAAAGCCGTGGTCATAAATCTTGACCCAGGGAAGAGCTTCGCCTTCAGTTTCTGAATCCACGAAAGGTGAAGGCAGAAAACGAATCACGGCATATCCGTTGCCGGATTTGTCAACTTCCGGTTTCCAAAACTTGTCAGTTTTTTGAGAATTTTCTGTGTTGCTTAAATTTTCTAGAGCCTTAGTAAGCTTTTCGAAATTACCAGATTGTTTTTTTAGATTAGAGAACGACATATATTTTCCTTTTTTGCGTTGTGTTAGTTCTTGTCCACATTAACATGATATAACGTTTTTAATCGGCGTATCCCCAAATATAACCATGCGCTTGTTTCAGTTTACCCTCACAGCAATTAATTATACTTGGATGACTTTTATTTAGTTCTCTTGCCGCCGATCTTATACTTATATGTGTTTGTATAAAAGTACCATCAAGAGAATATTGGTTTATTTTCTTTCCACTTTTTTTAGTTTGTATTTCTATGTTCTTTTGTCTATTTTTTTCAATAGCCTCCGGAGTATGTGATTTTCCGTAAAAATTGTTTTTAATCCCAATTTTCGTTTTATTTAGTTCACTTAAAAATGTTTTAGTTTTTTCTGTGTGCTTATAGCCTAGGCAACCTTCACCACCTTTTGTCATATTATATTCCGGATTGTATTCTTTTATGAAAAAAGGTTCCATTTCAAATAAACAATGATCTTTGTCTTTAGAAGAGTATATTTCCTCAAATGAGAAATTCTCTAAACCATATTTTCTCATTGAATTATATAAATATTGTTCTTTTTTAAGAGTAAATGCATTATATTTGTGTCTATAAATTCTTTTTTTGAAGTTTGAACAGAAACCAATATAAATTTTTCCAGTTACATTATTGGTAATTTTATAGATAGAATAAATAGACATGCTGACATTCCTATGTAATGTTAGAGTGAATGCGGTCTAGTACACCGGCGATTCACAACTATTTATTCATCTAGATTTTACACGTGCATCGATAGGATTGCAATAGTGGAAGCGGCATTCTTGTGAAGAATACCGATTCCGCCTGCCTTTTCCCATGCATCAATCACATCGATAGTGTCATCGATGAGAATTGAATCTGGTGTTGCATATTGTGCCTTGAGATGCTTGCCAGGCACAAAGTTTTGCTTATAGTTGACACCCATTCGAGCGAGCCATGCTGCTTTCTGACGGGAAATTTCTTCATAATGTTCTTTTCGAGCAGTAGAAGAAAGAATCTCTTTAGGAATCGGAAAGAAGTTCAAGTGTGCAATGAGATTCCAGAAATCAGGCATCGGCTCAAGCTTTGCGAAACCATCAGCTTCAATCAGTTGCTTGAAGTTGGTGCCAAAATCCTTCTTGTCTGTTTGATTAGGAGAGATGTTAAACATTTCAACATAGAGTTTGTTGAAGTTGCAGAGCACTCCATCCATGTCAACATAAATTACCTTTACTTTACTGTCGTGCATACTTTTTCCTTCAAAATGTTTCTAAACTTTTGCTTGTCATATTTCAAGAACGGCAAGTATTTTTCACACCGTTTAGCAAAAGAAGGAAACACAATGTCATCATGTATTTTCTTCTTCCACATACCCATGAATTTGAGCAGATCATCGAGTATAACAACAGTTTCGAATTGTACTTTACCTTGTAGGAACATCGTGTACAGCTTTGGATAGTCTCCATCGACGACACTCAGCAACTCATCTGGATTATCGCACTCTTCGAAGAGCGTGTCAAGATCCTGTTCAAAGAAATAGGAAAGTGCCTGTTGCTTCTTGAGCCAATTCTTGTAGACAGAATCCGCGTCCTCTTGCAGGAGATCAGTGATCCATAACTGCGGATTACGCACAAAATTCGAAAGATAAAACTCAAAGAGTTCATCTTTGTTATACTTACGAGAGAGCTTATGGAAACTATACTTATCTTTCCTGCGAGAGAATGCGTCTTTTGTTACATTCGTCTTACCGTGATACTTGACGTAATCATACGTGCCGTTGAAGTGCAGACGAAGTGCATAATAAAGTGAATATGATTCAAAGCCACCGAGATCATTCATGTTAAATGGGCAGTCGATTTACCTTCTTGATAAGATTTGCTGCTTGTGCTTCTTCTGAAATCTTCGCTTTGATTGGCGGTGTAATCAACGAAGCAGCAAGTTCTAGTTCAAAGCCAGTTTCCTCGCAATGAAGAATAATTGCATCCATGTAATCGATGCGCTTTTCTCTGACGATACTTTCAATAAGATCAGAGAAGTTTTTCATTTCGTCACGTGTTGGAATGATACACCTCATTTCTTGTATAAATAAAAGGTGCCAATCACGATGCGTCAACATCTATTGGCTCTATGTCTATAGTTTACAACAGGAGACACAGCTATGTCAACAATTTTTTATGTCTATGCCTATCTTAGGTCGGACGGATCACCGTATTATATAGGAAAAGGTCAAGGTAAAAGGGCTTGGAAAAAACATACTCATATAAAAAGGCCTAAATTTAATGAAAGAATTGTGCTGCTTGAAACCAATTTAACTGAAGTTGGTGCTTTAGCACTAGAACGTAGATACATTCGATGGTATGGTAGAAAAGACCTCAATACTGGTATACTCAGAAATATGACAGACGGGGGTGAAGGTACATCTAACAAATCCGCAGAAACAAGAGCTAAAATTAGCAAGGCTCAAAAAGGAGTGCCAAACAAGCCCATGTCTGAAGAAACAAAAAGAAAAATTGGAAAATATTGGGCGGGTAAAATAAAGGGGCCATTGTCGGATGAAATTAAATTAAAAATATCTCGTACCAAAAAAGGTAAAATAACAGAAGCAAATATTCTTGCCAATAAAAAACAATCTTTAATGGCTATTGGTAAAAAGATGATGACGAGAGAAGATGGCACGAGATATTGGTTATTCAAATCTGCTTGATCACTTACCCCTCAGAGCATACGTAATGCAAGTCGGTGAAGAAAATTGTTCGTATGCACACTTCACAGCAATTGGATCAATACCCTTGGCGATTGCACTGTCAATGTTCTTAGCCATATTTGTTTGATTGTAGTAATCTTTGATTGTGAAAGAACCAATGACGCTACAAATAAAAATTGTAAGACACACAGTAATAGTGATTGGAACAGAATAATTCGATTTTTCAATGCTCATGGATAGAACTCCTTTTCATATCAGAAATGTCTTTGGAACTCTTATAGAAGATATGAGTTCCGATTTTGTCCGACTTCTGTAGATTCCAACGTGGATTTACATAGTCCGCATGATAAAATGTTGCGCCTTTTGTTACATCGTTTTTCCTATCATGATTGATGAAGATATGTGCTGAGATTTCACGAATGCGATTATACGCATCAGTCTCACGAACTGTCAAGCGTCGGCGTAGGTTCTCCGACATGCAGTACCAGGAGAATTGGCACACGCCGCCAGTCTTTTGTTGCACAACACCACAAATAGTATGAGCATAGTTACCAGACAGAACGCGGTTGATTGTCACATATGCTACGGCTAGTTGACCGATAACGGGTTCATTTGCAGCTTCGAAGTAAATGTTGTCGGCTAGACAAGTCACTTGCTTCTTTGCTTCTGGTGTCAATGCTTTATAAGATGTTGGTAGAACTGGGTTTGTTTTCTCTTTCATCAAATAAAGAGGTAAAAGAATCATCGTACTACACAGGACTAGTGTAATAGAAATTAGTCTTACTTTCATTTTTTGTATTACTGAGTTGAAGGAGAGTGCCAGTTTATTCTGTTTCCGAGAAAACTGGCAAAACTCATGCTACAGGTTTAGGCTGCAGCTAGGAAACGCTCATCGTTAGCATTTACTTGTTTTGCCAGATTAACGATCTTTGCATATCGGGTAGCCAAAATACCTTACTCCTGTCGTAATCGATACTAGTTCAGGCCCATCAAAAGTATAGAATCTCCCACATTGGGATTCTGTCTCGAATATGTTCGCTAGTTGCGATCTGAAGCCAACATACCGTCTATCTACACTTTTGGTGGACCTGGCCGGTACTGCCCCGGCGTCTTACAACCATTTCTGATAATCAGTTTACTACCATTCAACTTTATTTATCTTTGAAACACTTGAATAGGCCCCACAAGTTGAAGCCTACTAAGAATCCAATCAAGACATATAAAGTGTATTCGACCATTTTACTTGTCTTTTACTTGAGAACCGGAACCAGAAGAGATTATACAGATCAGATTTGAGTTTGTCAAGTGAAATCCCATGGTAAATGTCTCGGTTTCCACATTGTGTGTGAGGAAAGAAGACACGCCTTGCACGCCATGTTCCTGATCAATACCGACAAATAAGACTTTCTCTTTGAATTCTTTGTTTAGAATATCAATAACTCTATCACGCTCATAGCATTTCACTTTGAGATTGATAACAGTTTGTTTGTCTTGTGCAGATGCACACATTGCTGCACTTAACAGCAAGAAGGCAGCAATGATTTTTTTCATTTTAAAACCTAATTTTATTCCTGAGTTTCTTCAGGTGGTTCTACGTAAATGAATTGACCGTCTACGTACTGCCAGCCTATGTCTGCAAAAGTGGATTCATTTAATTCAATTAAATTATTTGGATCTAATCCAGCAGCACTTGTATAAGAATCAAAATCTTCTTGTTTCAGAAGAATGATGTTAACTACTATGTTGTTGTAAAGAACGGCATATTTTTTTACCATATTAGCACCTTAATATGAAACAGTTACACCAGAATGAGTATTGCTTCTTCTTTTATATTCATCCGCAGACATTGCACCTGATACTACTCTAACTATGACAATGCCGTCACCTCCAGCACCAGCAGTACCAGCAACGTTTGCTGCACCACCAGCACCAGTTCCACCACTAGCTCCAAGGCTATTGCCTCCGTCGCCTATACCTCTACCGGTACCTCCATTCAAGAAAGTAACAGTACCGCCTGTGTCTGTTATGGCGGCACTTCCACCGCCGCCTGTTTCGCCGGAAAATATTCTAACTATAAGAGGTGAAGAACATGCAGAATCTGTGCCTCTAGCGCCGAGAAATGGTGTGACAAATGTGTCGATACCAAAATTACTTACGATTGCATATACAAATGTATTTGCATTACCTAAACGACCACCGAAAGCAGTTCCTCCATTTCCTACAGTGCCTAAAATTTGGGGGGCTGCCGTACATGCTGCGACATTACCTCCTACACCACCTCTAGCTTCAGCAAAACTTTCTGCCTTTGAAGTTCCACCTGTAGCACCGCCACGTGCTGATACTGTGCCTGCTGCACCGCCGGCACCAACCGTAATTGCAACAGTGCTAGGAACAACGTCATAAGGAAGGGCTACTGTAATATAACCACCTCCACCACCACCACCTGCTCCAGAATAAGTTGTACTATTAGTGTAAAAGCCAGCACCGCCGCCACCACCTCCACCTACAACTGTAAATACCACTGTGTCATTGCTAGTTCCAGAAGATTTATTGTAAGTGCCAGACGAAGTAAAAGTATTACTTAGTAAAACATTATAACCACCAGAAGCTGTCGTCTGTATGGTATTATCTGGAAATTGAACTCCTGTTGATACTAAACTAGTTGGCATACTTTAATCCCTATGTACTGTGTTGTTTATAGTATTTGATGTAATCGACTAATGTATTTATATGATCACGTGTCCTTTCCACAAAAATACAAGCAGGACCTTCATCAACTGACATAACCACAACAATCTGTTTGATTGGATCACCAACAAGCTCCTGATACATCAGTGAGTATGCAACACACTGAGCAAAATAGTTTGGAATGTCTTCTCGTTCTTTGACCTTCTTAGAAGTCTTAAAGTCGATGACGGAGAGAACACCTTCCCATTCTGCAATCAAATCGACACGACCTGCCATGCCGATTGTTTCAGACCACAAAGCTTGTTCTTGATAATGAATGTTGTTTACTTTATCAAGATGCACTCGAATCTGTTCAAACGATTCAATTGCATCCGGCATGTACTTCTTATAATCAAGAACTTCGTTGTTAAGATACCTCTCAGCCATCAAGTGAACAGAATTGCCACGACCGGAAGCAATCTTGGCAATTCTGTTTGCTTCCGCTTCACCTACTCGCTTACGCCACTCAAGAATCGATTTCTTCTCTTTTGCACCAATCACAGTAGTGACTGATGGCAGTTTCACACCGTTCGGCGTTACATAGTGTCTCTTACCGTTAGGCAGAGTTACTGATTCGAGATTCGGCAATACTTTCGGCGGGCAATAATTGAACATTCTCATCCATTTCTAATTCAGCATTGATTGAAATCTGTTTGAATCGCTTCTCTTGGATAGTCTCTTCTTTCCAGATTTTACGTGGGTTGCCACACATTATACACTGCGGCGTGTGACAATTCAATGCATGATGTTTTAAGTACCTATGTGGTTGTTTTTCTACAATTCCATGGCTTCTAGCAATTCTTTCTTGCCTTTTAACAGCAACTTTCTTTGCATGAATCCTACGGCTTCGTTTGAATTTAGTTTCTTCGTTGCTCACGATATTTTTCTCCTAAATAAGGCTTCTTTACTTCGTGTGTTTACAAAATTCCATTCCGACATAGGTGTTCCACTTTTTTTCTGTTCATTATACATGTCTGTCGTGATTTGTACAGCTTTACCACTTTTATCAATACATGTTATTTTACCTGGGCTCCCTTTATAATTTTCTTTTCTTTGTTTTGGTTTCTTTAATTTTTTAATCGTTTCTTCGGTAAATGCTTTTCCATCATAATTTGGATTCAA